TTAATACCAAGTTTAGGTAGAAACGCAAGTGCCACTTTTAATTTTTCATTAAGTCCTGGATTAGGATGATTTGTATCAATATCTGCATTCGTATAATTTAATTTACCATCTTTGTTGAATACAGATTTAGTACCAACAAAGAATTTTCCATTTTCTGGATTGATGCCACAGATGACTGCAGGTGCACCATCCCATTTTGTTGTGACATTGACTTTTGATTGTGAGTTGCCAGCAAGCATATCTCGAAGCGATTGAAGAAAATTAATTGCTTCTCTTGCGCCATTGATACCACGATTTAAAACATTATCTTCTAAATGTTCTAAATGTAAATTGGCACCATCTTTCGATTTGCCCTCTGTTAAGTATTCTGTGAATTTCATTTTGCGATTACAAACCTACCTGAAAGTTCAGTTCTAGATGTGACATATTCAAACATTATTCTTATAAATTCGTCAATTTGATTTTTAGATTTAGCATCTTTTCTTGAAAACCAAGCTTTTATGATTGGCATAACATTATTAATAATGTTTATTGCACTTGCTTCTCCTCGCATATAATCAAATAATTTTTTATCTTTTTTATCTAAAGCAGCACGCATCTTATCAATTGGTTCCATTTCTTTGTAATAAGCCTTTTCGCCTTTTGTATAGGCATCTAAAACTTTTCTTGCTGTTATTGGATCAACAAAACCAAGAAGTTCACAAAGTATTTTCATAGACCCAATTGAACCGCCTCTTGCTTCTGCGCCACCACCAATAAATTCTGTGACAAATCTTTTTGCTGAAGGATCATGTCGTAATTTTATTTCACCATCATTATTTAACAAAATTCTTATATCTCTTGTTTCACCTTTTTGGGGAAACTTTACTCTCTTATATGGTTTCCAATCAGTAACACTCTTAAAACTTATTTTACTTAAATATTTTAATTCATCTTGTCTACTGAAGTTTACTTTTACTATTTCAACAGTAGAAGTTGTTTTTTTCAAAGAAAGAGGTAACAGATCACCACTATCAATTAAATTTGCTGTCAATGTATTTAAGTGTGTGAAATTATATGAACCTGGTTTAGCAATTCTTAAATCTGCAACAATGGCATCATGCGCTTTTTTACTAGCAAAATAGATATCAGCAGGATTCCATTTATTAATATTTCCAAATGCAGCTTGTTTTTCTTTCGTTATTGGTGCCTTATTTGCAATTGCAAATAACTTTTGTATGTTTCCCATAATGGATTCATCACCACGAAAATAAAAAAGATTTTGATACCCTTGCATTTTAATTTTAAAATTTGGGTCAATCGTTGATATTTCTTTGATCAATTTATTGGCAATTAATACTGAAGATTTATACCAATCTTCATTCTGCACTAAAAACTCTTCTATATTTTTTAAAGAAACGCCTGGAGTATCAGTTCTTTTAAATGCCTCATCAATTATTTTTTGATTTTTTGTTTTGAAATTGATGTATGACGGGTATATACTTGGACTCAAAACAGAATCTACTTTAGAACCACCTAAACTATCTGCAATTGAACAGAACAGAGCTTGAGCTGATTCTTGTATTGCCGTTTTATCTGCCATCTAAATCCCCATTGAATCATCTATTTATCCAAAGAAATTATCAAGAGCGCCCTTGTTCATATATTCATCTACGAGATTAAATGATTCTTTTTTCTTACTAAAAGTCCATACTGGTTCTATGTAGATTTTATTCATAAATTCATCAAGTTTATCTTTTGGGATATTCTTTGGTCTTTGCATAATACGCATTCCCATTTGACCAGAAAAATGAGCCCCATTTGATATCATATCATCAATTAAATCATCAGAGGCATAATATCTCTTTGTTTTAATCTTTGGATCCATGATATTAACAAACTGATAACCATTGGCACTTAATGATTCAAATGTTTTACGATTAACTGGCAGATAAAAACCATCTCGCCATTCTTCGTAGGTCGTATATCTTGACCACGATTGTTCATCTGCGTGTTTCCCATCTGTGTTGTACTTCTCTGTTGCAAAGTATGGTGGAGAAGTAAATGCACAATCAATTGGTGGCAAAATTGAGTAGTCAAAATCTTCTGCTGGTTTGCGATGAATCTCTACTCTTTTTTCGCCTTGAACAATGAATCTATTTTCTTCTTTTGTTACAGAGGGTTCTTGGCCAAGAAACTTTTCATATGCGATACATTGTTGTAAATATCTTTCATATGTTTGATCATTTGGATCTGTGCCATAATATTCTTTTGCCTTTGAACAGTAAAAACCAGCAAGTCTATCACCCCAACCACAAGAAGAATCAAATACAGTTTTTGCATTTGTGATTTCATATAAAAATTTTGCAACTTGTGGTTTAAATTGTGTTGCAATATATGCACTCAAACGAAATGCCATAATATAAGAATCAACTGATAATTGATTATTGCCAAGACGCCAAAGTGCCAAGAAAACAGTTCTTAAATTGTCGGAATTATTCCAACGATAGATGGGAGATTTGTAACCCCATGCATCACAATTATAACGAAGATCTTGATGAAAATAATTACTTACATCATTATATTGAGAGCCCATTTGAATGACGCCAAGGCCATGTTCTGAATATTTTCTACCATAGTCTTCAAATTTTTCAATCACCCGATCCTTAACACTTTCATGGGTCATAAAGGAAGACTTCAAATCAGAAAATGTTAATGCCCAAAAAGTATGTTGTACAGAATCATATGAAATTTTACGAAGTGGACAAGGAGGTTTAGTTGTTTCAATTATGTTCACTAAATCAGAAATGATTTGTTCTTTATCATAATTGTCATTTAAATCTTTCCATTGATTTACATCAAGGATAGGAACACCTTCTTCATTTCGATTTGACATGAGAATGTCATAAACACTCATACTTTTAATCCATTAAAATTTTTATTGAATTTTCTTTCACGATTACCAAAAGTATTTAATGGTGGAGATTCATCTTGTCCAGAATCAATAATATCTACTTGTGCAGATTCTTCTACATCATATAATTTCATCTTTGAACGATCAATACCAATAACAAATCTCTTGTACATATTTGGATCAGAGTAACGATTCTTTAATTGTTTAACAAGTATTTGATTGAGGCCTTCTAATTCTTCATTTGTGATTAACGCAAACATAAAGTCGGCAGTTGCAGGCAAACCAAAAGATTCACTTGTATCTTCTAAACCAGGATCAGAGTTTGTAAAACCACTTCTTGTTGTTTGTGTAGCAGAAACAATTGGCACTTCATTTTCAACAGCAAGACCACGAAGTTCTTCTGCAATACTTTTAATGTACATATAACTATTAATATTTGCGCCAGGTTTAACTCTAGAGGAACTACAGATATTTAAATAATCTATAAAAATAATATCTGGTCTAAATGTTTTCTTCAATGCAAGTTCACTCAATAGAGCACGAAAATGCATTGTTGAAGCTGCTGCAGTTGGATATTCTTTGATGATTAGTTTGCCTTGAGTTTTATTCTTTAAAGCACTAAACTTTCTTTCATAATCTTCTTTTGGAATTACATGAAGTTCATCTAGGGTGATGTTCAACAAATTAGCATCAATTCGTTCTGCAATCTTTTCTTCTGCCATTTCCATAGTGATATATAAAACATTTTGTCCTTGAGAAAGACAAGATGCAGCCATGTGACACATAAACAAAGATTTACCAACACCAGTACCAGCAAGTGCAATGTTCAAAGTTTTAACTGGCAAACCACCTTTTGTAATTTTATTGAAGAAATCTAAATCAAAAGGAATTCTTTCTTCTACTCTGTGATAGAAATCATATCGTTCATCAGAATCATTAATATAATCATGGCCAACATGAGAATCAAAAGATATGCCTAAGGCATCGGCTAGAAGTTTTGGTATTTCACCTTTTGATTTTTTAGAAGATTTGTCATCAAGAATCGATACAGATTCCATGATGGCATTATAGATTGCTTTATCTTGACAGAATTTTTCTGTTTGCTCTGATAACCATTTTAACTCAACCTTTTCTTCTTTGTTCTGTTTAATTTCATTCAGTAATTGAATGGCAGATTTAACATCAGTTTCAGTTAAGCTTTTACTTTCAGTAAAATTAATTACAAGAGATTCGTGTGTTGGTAGATTTTTATATTTGTTGACAAAATCAAAAACTTCTTTGAAAACAATTTTCTCAGTATTATCTGAAAAATAATTTGTGTTTAAAAATGGCAGTACTTTTCTGGTGTATTCTTCATTATAAATCAAATTCTTCAGTATAGTCTGTTCTAGTCTGTTCATCTTTTGGTTTGCTTATTAATATTTGAGAGAGAATGTCACCCATAATTGTAACAAACTCCTCATCAGAATTCAAGTCATCGATGTCATAATTACCAGGCGCAACTATGGTATAGCCAAATTGAAGTCTTGCTATAGCGCCTTCTTCGAGAACTCTTACTTTATGGTAATGGTAAACAACCCCGCTATATTTACCATCAATTATATTGATACCTGTTATTTCAGAATTTTTAAAGGGTATAAAAACAAAATCTTTTCCTTCTTTATACACCTTCTGTTTCTTCCAAAATGTTATCTTCTCCCATAATATTTCCATAAGAGATAGAATACTTCTGATTAACAAATTCTTTAAATTTTTCATTTTTCAATAAGTCACCCCAAAAATCTTTATGATGTGTATCGGCCTCTCTATATTTTTGACCAAGTTCACCAGTTTCTTGATCTACCTTTGAGTACCAACCATTTGTTGGTTTCTGTACAAAATTACCCTCAAGTGCAACTTCAAGAAGACCAGAATATTTTTGAATACCACCTTCAAATGATACTGTAACAGGAATTTTAGATTTCTCTCTAACATATCTAGATTTTTCAACATTGATAATAAAATTATATCCAGTAACATCTGTTCCAGTTTTTTCTTGTTGGCGACCAAGAATCCAAATGGTGTCTGAAGAATAATAAGAACCTGTTCCACCACCAACAATATCTTTTGGGAACATACCAATTTCTTTATATGTGTGATTAACAACGACCATTGGAATATCTTTAATAGTAAGATGTGGAGTAACCATACGAAATAAAGATTTCATTTGTTTAGCTCTAGACATATCTGCAACAGATTTTTCATTTAGAGCATCCTCGACTTCTTTCTTTGATGCAAGATTACCAATTGAATCAAGAATAATAATAACCTTATCGTCTTTATTTAATTCTTGTAATTGTTTCATAATATCAAACTTCAGCTGTTCAACATCTGTAATTGGTGTGTGTAAAACACGGCCCATGTCTATGTCGAAAGTTTCAAAATATTTTTGTGGTGTGCCAAATTCAGAATCATAAAACAAACAAATGGCATCTTTATATTTTTTCATATATGCAGATGCCAACAAAAGAGCAAAAGCAGTTTTAAAATGTTTGGAAGGACCAGCAAGCATTGTGAGTCCAGGAACAAGACCACCATCTAATCTGCCAGAGAGTGCCACATTGATCATTGGAACATCAGTTGAAATTACATCTTTTTCTGTGAAAAATTTTGATTTAGAAAGTACCGATGTATCTTTGATTGTGGTATTTTTCTTTAGTCGATCAAGTAAACTCATTTTATATCTCCGTCAATTTTAATGATTTTATGTTTAGGTATGTGTTCTATGTTATCTTCTAAAAATGATTCTATACTATTTGTTGGTTGTTTGTCAATTCTTTTTTTCACTTTTGCCTTTTTTATTTGTGTTGGCTCTGATTGCATCTTTGAGTTTTTATAGGATTGATTTGCCGCAATTAAAAGAAGAACGGCAAGAGGATCAAATACTATAATAATAATTACAATTACTGATCTTACTGCTTTATCTATAAATGATGGGTCATCTTTAGAGTAAAACATTTCGGCGATATATTTAATTGGCCCAATCTCTGCCGACAACTTATTTTCTTCTGCCAATAAAGGCAACTTTTGTTCAGTCAACCTTTTTAATTCTGCCTGTGTTTCTTGTATTTGTTTATCGATTCTGTTTGTTGCAGTTGATGGATCACCAGCTCTTTGCAACAAATAATTCAATCTTTCTTTGGTA